TCTCGCCCGCATCTTTGAAGTCCGCCGCCTGGCGCGCGATGCCGGCTGCCAGTACGTCACCACCGAGCAGCGCCGCAGCGCCCGCACCCCGAGCCACGGCCCGCAGGGAGGTGACGCAGCATGAAACAGCTCATCATCGGCCTGCACGGCCTCGCCCGCACCGGCAAAGACACCGCCGCCCGCTACCTGGCCGCGCACTACGCCCTGCTCTCCTACGCCTTCGCCGAGCCGCTCAAGGCCGCGATCATGCAGATGTTCAACCTGACCGCCGAACACATCGAGGGCGCCCTCAAGGAAGAACCGCTGCCGGGCATCGGCAAGTCCCCGCGTCAACTGATGCAGCTGCTAGGCACCGACTGGGGCCGCGATCTGGTGCACCCTGAGCTGTGGCTGCTGCTGGCCGAACAGAACCTCAACCACATGGCAGCCCTGCACCAGGACCCGATCACCGGCTTCATCCTGCGCGACGTGCGCTTCGAAAACGAGGCCGACTGGGTGCGCAGCAAGGGCGGCGTCATCGTCCATATCCAGCGACCCGACGCCCAGGCCGTGGCACGCCACACCAGCGAGAGCGGCATCGGGGTGCACGACAACGACTTCGTCATCCACAACGACGAGGACTTGCCGCACCTCTACAAGCAGCTGGACCGCCTCATGGCCGTCCTGATCCGCCGCCAGTCCCTGCGCAGCGCAGCCTGAGGGCAGCCCATGAACCGGACCATTCGTGAAGCCGCCCAGGTGCTGGGCCTGCGGGAGAGCGCCTTGCGCGCTCACCTGCGCAGCACCAAGGCCGTGAACAACGACGGCTCCCTGGCTGCCAAGCACGTCGGCGGTGGCCACCTGTTCATGGATGCCCGCAGCCGCTGGGTAGAGCAGCGCAAGCAGTACAGCCACTACGCCGTGCTGATGGTCACCGAAGCCGGCATTGCCTGGCTCGCCGCCCAACTGGGCGTGACCGTCACCATCACCAAGCACAAGGATGCCGCCGCATGAATCCGCACAAGCCTACCGCCGCCGAGCATGCGATCGGCGCGCTCAAGCTGGTCGAGCTGCACCTCGACTTCCCCACGGTAATCGACCGCGCCACCGTGCGCGGCGCCAGCCGGGAGGCCATCGAGCGCCTGCAGCAGCCGCAGGACGCCAACGCGCGCCACCTGCCGGCGCTGTTCTGTGCCCTGTTCCACCGCCTGCCGCGAGGCTACGTGCCTCACGTCACCGTCACCACAGACCCGCAGCGCCCCTTCGGCGTGGTGGTCACAGACCCAGCCGACAACGTGGTCGCCCGCCAACTGGGCAAGACCATCGAAGGCCTGGTCGAGCTTGTGGCAGCCCAGCTCCCCCTGGCGGGGGCCGGGGAGGCCCGGGCATGAGCACAACCCACGCGCGCCTGCTGCTGCAGTGGCAGACCGAGGTACTGAACATCACCCAAGTACGGGAGAGCTACTTCCCCCACCTGAAAACCGACAAGAGCCTGCTCGCGCTGATCAACCGCGGCAAGGTGAAGCTGCGCACCCGCAAGTTCACCGACTCCCGGCTGGAGAAGCCCAAGGTGTTCCTCCAGGACCTGGCCGAGTACCTCGACGCCCAGGCCGAGCAGGCAGCCTAGCAACACGGTGCCCGGCCGTTCCGGGCAACTCTCTGACGATCCACAACAACGAGGCACAGCACATGAGCAAGAAAGCACGCCCCTTCATCGACACCCTGCGCGAAATCGAGGCCGGCGGCCTGCTGGACGAGCTGACCGAAGTCCAGCACTCACTGGTCGACGCCATCCGCCTGACCGGCAAAGCCGGTGAGCTGACCATCAAGCTCGCCTACAAGCCAGACGGTGCCGGGCAGATGACCATCAAGGCCGACGTGAAGGCCAAGGAGCCGGTGCTGTCGCGCGGCACCTCGCTGTTCTTCCTCACCCCGGAAGGCAACCTGACCCGCCGCGACCCACGCCAGCAGGAAATCCCGCTGCGCTCGGTGACCGACGACACCCCGCCGACCGAAGCCCTGCGCACGGTCAACGAATAACCCCTCTCTGACACCGCTCACAAGGAGCACACCCCATGCAACAAGCCATCAACCAGCTCGTCACCCTCGCCCAGGCACTCGGCAAGCCGATCGATCATCCCGGTCTGGCGAGCCCCATCGCCTTGGTGCCGCAAGGCGTTGAGCTGCAGGGCCTGGAAAAGCACCTCCCGGCACCGGTCCGCACTCGCCAGCGCCTCACCGTGCTGGACGCGCTGACCTTCATCGCCTACATCACCCGCTTCGCCACCCCGGCCACAGCTGTGTTCTGCAATGGTCCGGAAGGCCGCACCTTCCGCGCCGTGTTCGACTACCACCAGCCCGACCAGCCGGCCTGGGGCGAGCACACCGCCACCTACTGCTGCCCGCTCACCATCGAGTGGGGCAACTGGAAAGACGCCGACCGCAAGCGCATGGATCAGGCCAGCTTCGCCGAGTTCATCGAGAACAACGTGAAGGACATCGTCACCCCGCCGGACAACCCAGCAGCACCGAGCGCGGCGGACATGCTGGAGATCAGCCGCACCCTCGAGGCGAAGAAGAACATCAGCTTCCGCCAGGGCACCCGCCTGGACAACGGCCAGGTACAGCTCACCTACAACGAGCAGATCGAGGGCCGCGCGGGTGAAGCCGGGCAGCTCAATATCCCCGAGCAGTTCTATATCGGCCTCAAGCCGTTCCTCGGCGGCGAAGCCTTCCTGATCACCGCCCGCTTCCGCTACCGCATCAGCGAAGGCCGTCTGTCGATGTGGTTCGAGCTGGTGCGCCCGGACAAGGTGCTCGAGGAGGCCTACAACGCCGTCCGCAAGCAGATCGCAGACAGCATCGGCGACGTGCCGGTGTACGAAGCGACCCTCTAACCGTTCAGCAACACCCCGCCGCCGGACTCTGACAACTATTCCCGGCGGCGGGTCCTAACGAGGACACAGCACATGCAGAACATCACCGTACTCCAGCTCGGCGCCGCCCTGACCATCATCATCGGCCTTGCCCTCGCATGGCTCGCCTTCCGTGCAGCCCAGCAGGCCCGTGCCATTGGCTACGACCAAGGCTACGACGACGCCCGCAATGCCCACCTTGCCCGCATCGAACTGCTCCAGGGCGAGCTGGATGACCTCAGCGGCCTTGCCGCCGACCTCGAAACTGCCCGCCGCCTTGAGCGCGACGAGCTGATCCAGGACGCCGACCGCCGCATCGCCATCTACGCCAGCCGCTCCAACCCCTTCACCGAGGCCGACCTGCTCACCCTGCAAACAGCCGCCGAGCAGCTGGGCCTGCTGAGCCGCACCTTCCACGGCTTCGGATCCACCAACAACGCCACCCAGGCCAGCCACATCGCCCAGCAGACGCTGAACATGGCCGAACGCCTGCGCGCCGCACTGGCCGCACGTACCGACCAGCAGGAAGCGCGCACCCTGGAGGCAGCAGCATGATCAACGCCACCCACTACGTGCTCGACCTGGAAACCATGGGCAAAGGCCCGCGCGCCGCCATCGTGGCCATTGGCTGCGTGCGCATTGAGCAAGGCATCATCACCGGCAGCATTTACCGCCGCGTCAGCCTGGAAACCTCCTTGCAGGCAGGCATGCAGGTGGACGCCAGCACCATCGAGTGGTGGCTACAGCAAGACGAAGCCGCACGGGCAGAGATCTACAAGCCCGCCGCAATCCGCCTTGAGTCTGCGCTGATCGACCTGGCCGAGTTCATGGGCAACAACCACCTCCACAAGCCAAACCCCAAGGCCCTGCTGTGGGGCAACGGAAGCAGCTTCGACAACGTCATCGTCGGCAGCGCCTTCGACGCCTGCGGCATCCCTCGCCCCTGGCTCTTCTGGAATGACCGCGACCTGCGCACCCTGCTGGCCCTCTACCCCGAAGCCAAGGCACTGCCTTTCGAAGGCACCAAGCATCACGCCCTCGATGACGCCATGCACGAGGCCAAGCAACTGCTGATGGCGCTGAATCTCCATCAGACCCTACAGGTGGGGGCATTGGTATGAGCTGGATTCTGACCCGCAGCGGCCGGAAGTTCGACCTGGCCAACCCCACCGCCGACATGGTGGACCCGACCGATATCGCCCACAGCCTGAGCATGCAGTGCCGTTTCAACGGCCACACCAGCAGCTTCTACAGCGTGGCCCAGCACTGCTACCTGGTTGCCGATCTGGTACCGACCGAGCACCACCTGGCCGCCCTGCTGCACGACGCCACGGAGGCCTACGTGGGCGACCTGGTGCGCCCGCTCAAGGAAGGCATGCGCGACTTCGCCAACAGCCACGGCGACGAGTGCCTGTACGACCTCACCGAGCGCCGGGTCTGGATCGCCATCTGCCAGCGATTCGACCTCGACCCGATCCTGCCCGACTGCGTGAAGCACGCCGACCTGGTAGCGCTGGCCACCGAGAAGCGCGACCTGATGCCCAGCCACCCCGAGCCGTGGCCCTGCCTCGAGGGCATCCAGCCCCACCCCGGCTACATCGACCCATGGCAGCCCAGCTATGCCGCCATCCACTACCACGCGCGCCTGCTGCAGCTGCTCAGCACCACGCATCGTCGGAGGGCCGTTGCATGATTGGCCGATCGCCGATTGTTGTCGCCTATGGCATGGGCACGAATAGCACTGCCTTACTGGTGGAGATGGTGCGCCGAGCCGAGCCGGTCGACGCCATCCTTTCCGCCGACACTGGCGGTGAGCGCCCTAGCACATACGCCTACCGCGACATGTTCTCCACGTGGCTGGTCGCCAACGGCTATCCCCCGATCACCGTCGTGAAGAAAGGCGGCCTCCAGGAGACGCTGGAAGAGGATTGCCTGCGCCGCGGCGCGCTTCCCTCCCTCGCGTACGGCCGTAAAACCTGCTCGATTCGCTTCAAGCAGGAGCCACAGACGAAGTGGCTCAACAACTGGCCCATGGCCAGGGCAGCGTGGGCAGCCGGCCTGAGGGTGGTCAAGCTAATCGGCTACGACATGGACGAGCCGCACCGTGGCCAGCCGTTCGAAGACGAGAAATTCCTCAACCGCTATCCACTTCTGGAATGGGGCTGGGGCCGCGAAGAGTGCGTGCGCGCCATCGCCGCCGCCGGCCTGCCCCAGCCCGGCAAGTCATCCTGCTTCTTCTGCCCCTCAATGACCAAGCCCGAGATTCTGCAACTGCGCAAAGAGCACCCAGAGCTTCTCATTCGGGCACTGAACATCGAGAGCACTGCGAAGTGCGCCGGAAGCCTTAATAGCGTGAATGGCCTCGGCCGGCGGTTGAACTGGGGAGACTTCATCGAGCTTGTCGAGGAAGCCGAAACGAACGACCCCGCCGCTTTTTTCCTGCGCCAACAGGACTTCCAGAACCCACCGCCCTGCGCTTGCTACGACGGAGCCAGCGAGGACGATAGCCAGGAGGCAGCATGAGCAACCGCAAGCCTCACAACATGCACGCACGCCTGGCGCGCACCTGCCGCGCCACCCTGCGCAGCAACAACGTCGCAGTGGTCAACATCGACCCCAGCGGCCGCCAGGGCCTGGTGAACTGGAAGAACGCGAAGTCCATCGCGCCCGGGCGCGCGATCGCCGACGCCGTGTGCGACTTCGCTCACCCATGGTGCATTTACATCAGCGCCCTGTGCATCGACCAGTTCGGCCAGCGCTACATCAAGAGCATCGAGGTAGAACCCCAAGGCCTCTACCTCGCCGACCAGCTGACAGACGTCATCGAGGCCTGCTACCGGCAACACCTCGACGGCTGCAACAAGCAGCACATCGTGGGCTCCGGCTGGATCGCCATCCCCAACAGCGTGTCCCTGGACGAAGGACAGGCCGCACGCATCTTCGACGCTGTCGGCGCGTGGCCGGCGGCGGCAGCAGCCTGATAGGAGGGCGCGGAGATGAGCAGCAATGTCGCCGGCATCCTAGACTTCGAAGACCTGCAGAAGGTGACGGGCTACCAGCGCCGCGCCGACGTCGAGCGCACGCTCCGCAAGCAAGGCATCCGGATATTCCACGGCCGCCTCGGCCCGTGGACAACCACCGATCTGATCAACCAGGCGGGCGGCCTCAAGCCCGGCAACCAGGAACACTACGACCCGAGCATCGTATGAGACGTGGACGCAAGCGGCAGCACAGCCCGCACATACCCAAGCACATCGACCAGGCCGCTCTCCCAGCGGCCGTTTACTTCGACCATCGCGGATCTGGCGTGTGGTACACCCTCTATCTGGACGAAGCCGGCAAGCAGCGCCGCACCAACCTCGCCGGCCGGGATGTAACCCTGTCCGAACTGCACCGGATCATGGAAGAGCGCGCCGGCATTGACCGCGACAGCCTGACCTTCCTCGCCGAGCAGTTCCACAAGAGCGACCAGTTCAAGCGCCTGGCCAAGAAGACACAGGACGACTACTGCTACTCCCGCGACGTGCTGCTGGGCATCCCTACGAAGCTGGGCAAGCCGCTGGGCGAGCTGGCCGTGCGCAAGTTCACCCCGCCTCTGGTGCAACGCGTGGTGGATCGGATCGCCGAGGACGGCACACCATCCAAGGCAGCCCACGCTCTGCGCTACCTGCGCCGGCTGATGCAGTGGGGCCGCAACCGGGGCTATGTGGACGTCAACCCGGCCCAAGGCATCGAGGCGCCGAAGGAGCGCAAGCTGCGCCGCCTTCCAGAGCCTACGGCGATGGCCGCGCTGATCCAGTTTGCCCAGCAGCAGGGTAGGCTGACCCGCGGCGAGAAAGGCGCCTGCGCGCCGTACCTCTGGTACGTGATGGAGATCAGCTACCTGTGCCGCCTGCGCGGCATCGAGACAGTCACCCTCACCGATGCGAACGAAACCCCCGAAGGCGTGCTCACCAACCGCCGCAAGGGCAGCCGCGACAACATCGTGCGCTGGACGCCACGCCTACGCGCGGCGTGGGATGCAGCCAAGCAGGTGCGAGCCGATATTTGGGAGAAGAAGAAAATGCCGGTGCCGATCGCGGCCGAGCAGCGCAGGCTGATCGTCGCCGCCCACGGCGGCGCCCTGCAGAAGACCAGTCTGGACACGGCCTGGCAGCGCCTGGTCACCCAGGCAATCGAGAAGGGAGTCATGACCGCCGAGCAACGCTTCGGCCTGCACGACTTCAAGAGGAGGGGCATCACCGACACGGAAGGCACCCGCGCCGACAAGCAGCAGGCCTCAGGCCACCGCAGCGAGGGGATGCTGGACGTCTACGACCACAGCGTCCCGGTGGTAAATCCGGCAGCGGAATAAAAGAAAAAGCCCGGGCAGGTCCCAAGGCGTTGGCTTAATCTGTTGATGAAGATCGCCAACACCTTGATCTGAAAGCCAAAAAACAGAAATCCCCAGCAGAAAATATCTCCGCTGGGGATTTTTGCTTCTAGCCCTTATGTAACCTGGCTTTCGGGGAAACCTTCAACAGATTTCCCCAACGGCTAGGGGAACCCCGGGCTTTTTTCACTTCTTCTTTTTCTTGAGCGGCTTGCCTTCCCACCGTTTTGCCAGCCACTGGAACTCTTGGTAAATCGTGTTCCGGCCATGCTCTTCTCGAATCCCCTCTATAAACGGCTTTGCTCGCTTATAGAGGTTGATGATCGTGTTGTAGCTTGAGCTCTTGAGCATCCCCTCATCATAGATGCCAGATTGGATACCGACGCTCACGTACTCATAGTGGTTCAACACGTAACGCAGGGCCTTGGCTTCCTCCGTTCCGCCCTGATCCTTCTTGGCGTAGTGCCGCATATTCGCGTCTTGCCGATCGTGCAGCTCCGCGATTTTCCGCATCCCTTGCACCAGCTCATTGTCGCCTCGGCTATTGAACAGCAAGTCCGACGATTGCTTCTTCCTTGCAGTGTCTCTGGCAGACATCACAGAGACAACGGCGACAAGCACACCAACGATAAACGCCACATTCTTGAAAACATCAGACCCAAAGAGGGCCCCAAGACACCCCCAAAAACCGCTACATTCCATGAATCCCCTCCCTTTTTCATGGCCATAAAAAATGGAGGCATCGGCCTCCATTTTTGAAATTCGTTGTGGTTGAGAGATTAAAAGCCTTCGTAGTCATCACGCTTGAAAGTCATGGCAAAGCCCTCTCTTACTTTCTTCATCGTCATTTTCTTCGGGCGCGCATTCTACAGCCGCGCTGCCTTTGTGGCAAGAAAAACACCTTCGGTACATGCCTTGTGACAACGCGTCACAGAAGGAGTTCCTTAGGTGCTCATGCGCATCCAGCGCACGACCTAACCATGGCAGGTGCCCCCAGGATCCGTCAACCCCAATTTTGCAATTCCGAAAGTAAAGCAGCCTCCATGAGGCGCCCTCAGAGCGGTCTAAACCCACGTAAAATAAGCACTTGAAGCAAGGCAGAGCGCCCTCCAAAAGCAGAAGGCAGCGTAATTTGCCGCGCCATAAGCCTTTGTTTACAATGCTTAAAGCCGGTTACTTGTAATCAGTAGGTCCCGGGTTCGATTCCTGGTGCCGGCACCATATAAATCAAAGGCTTGCAGCGATGCAGGCCTTTGTTTTTTGTGGCTTGCGTAATATTCGACGTAATAAAACGGCAGGGCATGGCCCTACCGGTCTACGCCCCACTCCCTGGCCGCAGCCTCAAATCCGACCCACTTCCCTCGCTTATCCAGCCCCCGATCTGCCACCAGGCGAGCGGCGATCGCTTCCACATCGACCTCCCCCTTCGCCATTGCGAGCAGCAGTTCGGTAGGCAGCGGCTGGAGGTGTTCGAGCAGGTTCATGCGGGTGTTCCTTCGTGGTTTTGTTGGGGCCAGTAACGCTCTGGCGCCGACACATAGCAAGCGCCTCAGAGCCCATCGAACAGCCCCCCGAGCTCGCCAGGCTTCCAGTTCATGATCACCAGTTCACCCGTTGCATCGGCCATGCCCTGCCGCTGGTTGGTCACGCTGTAGCGGATATCGATTCGCTCCATGTGGAAGCCAGCAAAAGCCTCGCGGATATCGGGGTGGTCGTTGATGCTGACCATCACCTTGCCCTTGCAGCGCCGCATGAAGTCGGCCATCGCTAGGTACTGGTCAAAGGGGAAGTCGACGCCATAGCCCTCGGTCTGCCAGTAGGGCGGGTCCATGTAGAGGAAGGTGTGCGGCCGGTCGTAGCGCTCTGCGCACTCCAGCCAGGGCAGGTTCTCGACATACACCCCAGCCAGCCGCTGCCACGCCGCTGAAAGGTTCTCCTCGATGCGCATGATGTTGGGAGCCGGCCCAGTGGTGGCCGTGCCGAAGTTCTGGCCGGACACCTTCCCGCCGAAGGCATGGTGCTGCAGGTAGAAAAAGCGCGCAGCGCGCTGGATATCGGTGAGGGTCTCGGGGCGGGTGATCTTCTGCCACTCAAACAACTGCCGGCTGGACAGCGCCCACTTGAACTGGCGCACGAACTCCTCAACGTGGTTCTGCACCACGCGATAGAGCGATACCAGGTCGCCGTTGATATCGTTGAGCACTTCGACGGGCGCCGGCTGCGGGCGGAGGAAGAAGAGCGCGGCGCCTCCGGCGAAGACCTCGACGTAGCACTCGTGGGGCGGGAACAGCGGAATGAGGCGGTCGGCCAGACGGCGCTTGCCGCCCATCCAGGGGATGATGGGTTGGGTCATGTGCAAACCTTTTACTGTATGAATAAACAGTGCTAGGCTCTCGCCCGCTTCGTGCACGAGGCGGGAGCCGTGGCTGGGCTTGCAGGCGTGATCTGCGGGCTTGGCAGCCGGCCTGGTGTTGGCGCACCGGGCCGGTTGCTCCTTTCAGCGGCGCGCGGAGACTTCCCGCGCGTAGTCCTGACAGGCTTTCAGGGCGATCAATCCTTGGTCGCCGTCGTCGGTGATGCCGACAATTCGTTGAGCATGCGCTGGGTCAAGTTCGGCTCGCGCGGCGCCATGAACCACGCCTCCGGCTCCGGTACCGGCTGACACTCCGCAGAGCGCAGCTCCAGCTGCTGAGTCGACGAGGACTGACAGCCGGAGCTCAGTAGTAGCGAGCCGATCACGCAGGCGATCAGCAGCGGTCTTTGCATCGACAGATTCCTTGTGGTGAGTGGCTGAGGATTGGCGCAGCTGCTGCTCAAGCTGCAGGCGCTTGTCCTGCTCGATGCGCAGCTGGGCAGATGAGGCCCGGGCAATCTCGCCCAGGGTGTTGGCATGCAGCAGGTCGCGCTCTGCGATCCGCCCTTCCAGCGTCCGCCCCTGCTCTGCCAGTTGCTCGCCAAGCCGCCAGCCATTGGCCAACCAGCCGGCACCGAACAGGACCAACGCGAGTAGCCCCACCGCGAGCAGGCGGAACTGGGGCGGTATCAGGCTGCTCAGTTGCATCCCAGTACCTCCCGCGCCCTGCCCCACAGGTGGCGCCGCTCGGCGATGCCGTTGGTGCCACCGTTGATGCGCTTGGTGATATCCAGAAAGCGGTTACCGTCGGCCAGCACGTTGAGGCCGTTGGTGAACCAGAACCAGGCGGCCGACTTCGCGGCCCACTCGGGCTGCTCGAGCAGCGCTGGCTCGCGCAGCAGGCGGTCATTACCGAACAGACCGATGCTGCACAGCAGATAGTTACGCCGCCCGGTTATTTGGATCAGGCCGCGCCCGCGGTAGCGCTGCCCGTCGTCGTCATCCTCCGGGGTATTGCCCAGGCGCTCAGCCAGCTTGCCAGTGTCGTACTTGTCCAGGTAGGCGTTGCTGCCCAGCTCTCGGGTGAACTGCAGCTGCCCCGATTCGTGGCCTATCTGCGCCAGGAAGGCAGTCACCCGCCGCGGCGTGTTGATCTGGAACTCCTCCATGGCCTGGTTGAGGGGAGAAATAAAAACGCCCGCTTTGTCGCGGGCGTTCGGGAGGATCTGCAGCAGCTGCTGCTCGGTCAGGGTCATCAGGCAATCCCCTTCCACGGGTTGATCTCGAAGGTGAACCCCTTCCACTGGCGCGACATATCCCCGCTGTAATCCTCAGCGAAGTCGCTCGGCTCCGGCTTGAAGCCGAACTGCACCACCAGCGCCCGGGCCGCAGACCACTGCCAGACCCAGTAGAAGCCGTAATAGCGCCGCCCGGTGCGGCGGTGAGTGGCCAGCAGGAAACGCCAGCCGCCTGCGCCTGGGTCATCCTCCACCTCAGCCTTGCCCCAGTAGCGGTAGTCGCACTCGGTCACAGGGCAACCGAACAGCGGAGAGAAACGCGGGTTGTTCGCCGGGTTGCGGATCGCCAACCACCAGAACATCGAAAACCAGTGATAGGCACCAAGGCCGAACGGCGCGTTCTGGTGCCACCAGCCACGCCGATCGCCGGCGGCGCCGTCGCGGTCGTTGCTCCACAGCCAGGCCCAGCCAGGCAGCAGGATCAGCAGCCAATCGCCAGCAGCCTGGCTGAAGGGCTGCGGCATGCCTTGCACGCGGCGGAACGGCAGCGCGATCGGCACCATCACCAGGCCAACCAAGATCAGCAGAACGCGCAGCGGCAGCAGGCAAGCCCATTGCAGGGCCGCCCGGAATACATGGGTCAGCATCAAGCATTTCCTCGAGGTTGGAAACGAAAAAGCCCAGCACGGAGCTGGGCTCTTCAGGGGTTGCTGGAGGCCTAGTCGGCTGGCCAGGGGTTGGCGGCTTGGATTTCGGCGAAGCGGGCCAGGCCAAGCGCCTTGGCCGCCTCGGCCGCCTCGGCGTTGCCCAGCAGGCTTTCGCGCTGCGCCTCGGCGAAATAGCGATCGCTGCCCGTGATCGGTTCGGCGTAGGCGCGCAGGCGCGCTGACTCCACTTGCAACCAAGTCAAGCGCGGCGGTAACTGCTCTTGCAGGACTGGCCGCCCCGACGCATCAGGAACAATGCACAGGCCGCCAGCCTCGCCAGCAATAAGGGCGTCACGCTCATCTAGCGTGAGCTTGTACCCTCCATTATCAACCAGGGAGAACGCAAACCGTGAGTCATCATCAACCCACTTCGCATAAACATGAGTCATATATTTACCTTATAGGCCGATGGCGATGTAATAATTGGTTTCGCCAGAGTCAACCCCGGCGATAGTAAAGCCAGTTGAACTAAGCGCAGTCATATAAACATCACTTCCCGAGCCGTCTTTTGTTCCCAAAGAAACAGAATAAGGGACTCCAGTATATGCAATTGGGAATGTCACAGAACCAGCATTAAGGCGGCTCCCCCACTGAATAACCAGCCCACCCATCCAGCTCGGGAAAACGATATAACCATTGGCCGCTAGGCTCGCCGCAAACCCCCAGCGCAACTTCTTAGGGGTCACGATAGTCGCGTCATCCGTACCCGTATTCGTCTGCGACTGCGTGGCCACCTTAGCCATCCCGGCAACAGTCTCGGTCGACACAACCACGTCAGTGATAACCCTCGTCCAGGCCGTCCACGCGCCATTGTTGTTGTGGCGAATATATATTTCAGGCGTCGCCGAAGTAATACGCGCGGCAACTTGTCGGCAATATGCGTTGTTAGCGCCGTGCTGCTGCACATCCACATACCAAAACCCAGCATCGCCGAGCGGCGCATTGGTCAGGCCGTTGCCACTGCCGCGCGCATTCGTGGTGTAGGTGTTCAGATTACCCGCCACCGCCACGTTAGTTTTCAGCGCATCGGTAATTCCATAACCTGAAACCGTTGTAGGGCGCCCCGTTACTTTCGACCAAGCAATAGAGGCCGCCGAGATTATGCTTTTAATAGCAGCGTCCAACTGCGAATTGTTATTCCCATCAAGGGCGGCGCCAGTACCCTCAATTACAGCAGCCATCTCCTCCTGCAACGCATTGAACCACTCAGCCTGCAGCCGGGTAGCGAGAATGGCGTTGGCTGGATCGCCATTGCGAAAGCCATGCTTGCCGGGGCCGAACAGGTCCTGGGCAGCGGTGGGTGTACTGATTCGACGCATCAGGCATCTCCATAAGCAAAGTGAAGGATGGTGTGGGCCGGGGCCTGCTTGCTGACCACGCACTCCACGGTAGTGTCACCCCAGGTGGAAAGCGCCTCGTCGCAGTCCGACTCGGACTCCATGTCGCGGCGGCGCTCGCCGCCGGGCAGGTTAAGGATCCAGACAGAGCTCCACGGGTCCGGGTCTAAGCCGGAATCGCAGGCGCTCTCGCAAGTCATCGGGCGGAACTCGGTGATGGTCGCGCCTGGGTAGCCCAAGCCCTCAGCCACGCCGATGTAGTAGCTGCGGCTCATGCCACCTTGGGCCAGGAACTTGGCCACCACGGCCGCTCTCCGCTCCGCGAGGGTGGCGCCTGGTAGCGTGCATTCATCCGGTAGACCGAGCACTGACTCCCAGCGGGCCAGCAGCTCATAGGTGGTGCGCGGATCGCTCTCGCGCAGCAGCTCATCCGCCCGACCATGCACGCCGGCCAGACCTACGCCACCAGCGCCCAGCAACTGCTCGTGGAAAGGATCGAGGTCTGCCTCCCAGGCAGGGCCAGGCGGCAGCAGGGCCTGCAGCTGCCGGCCATAGTCATCTGCGCTTATAGCCATGTGATCACTCCCATGACGGGGAAGTGGCCAACCGCGAGCACCAGATCCGCCGCCGGCACCGCCAGCACATGGTTGGTTTCACCAGCGGCCAGGCTGATGGCCTCTGTCATGCGGCTGCGCAGCAGCGTGCCGCCAGGCTCGCCCTCACGGCGCAACAGATCGGCCAGCTGGCTCTGCACCTGCGCGCGCACTTCCGGGGTATCCGGCGTCAGGTCGATGCTGAAGGCGATCGGCTCAGCCACCGGCGCCAACACGAACACGGCGGTGGTCACCGGGCAGCGGGCCTCGATGTAGGCCTGAACAGCCGCGATCACTTGCGGGGTCGGGATCGGGCTGGCCAGGCGATCGCAGACAATACGCACCACCACCGTGTTCGGGCCCTGCTCCTGCGGATAAACCCAGGCGCGCGTGACCGACGGGTGGGCGGCCAGCGCCCAAGACTCGTAGTCCGCCCGACTGCCGCCCTGCGGCGGCTGGCTGAGGCGGCGCAGCACCTTGGCCCGCAGTCCCTCGATATCTTCCTGCTCGGCACCGCCGGCAACGCCGCCCACCGGCACGGCCGTCTGCGACTGCACACCGGCAATTGGTGAGATCAGAGTCAGCAGCTCGCCCTCGGCCAGGTTGCCGGCACTGCCAGCTTGCTCGCAGACGATCTCGACCAGTTTGGGGCTGACATCGATCACCACGCTGGCGACCGGTTTGTAGAGCAGCCCGGCTTGGCTCTGCCAGCGAGCCGAGAGCGTGATGCTTGCCCCGACACTACCCACCACCGGAACACTTCCGCTCGCGGCCTCGGCTGGCGCGTACCACTCGCCGAGCATGTTGGCCCAGCGTTCGACGCTCTCCTGATCGCCCAAGTCGGGTAGGTACTGCCGGGCCTGCCAGTCCAGATAGCCATAGAGCCCGTTGATGCCCTCGCCGAGCACACGGGCATACACCTCGGCATCCGACCGGCGTAGCTCATCGGCCTCGCCGAGGCGGGTGAGCAGATCGGTGCGCAGGCGGTTGATCAATGCCGGCAGCGCCGGCCGGGAGAATTGCGACTCAGCCACGGATTGCACCCCAGATGTCAGCGAAGCGAATGTCCAGACGCGCCCCGCTGGGCTCGTCCACCAGAATGCGCATATCCAGCCGATCGACGCCGTTGCGCGTGGTTTCCACCTGAATGCGCTCGGCCACCTTGTCCACCACCATCCACTCCAGGGCCTCCTTGGCCAGGTCGCGTGCCTTGGCTACCGTGCTGGCGGTCAGGGTCTCGCGGGCCAGCAGCCACAGCCGCGAACCCCAGCGGTCACCCGTCACTGGCGAGTAGGTGTCCCCCCAAAAGCCCATGCGCGGGCTCTCGGGAGTTGGCAACTCATCGCCCTCTCGAGCTCTGGCCCAGGTGAACAGACTGCTGATAACCGCACGGGCCAGCCGGCTCTCGCGCTCGCCTGTCGCCACGCGACCGGCGCCATCGAGGATCAGCGGAAAATCGAAACTCACAGCACACCCCCAGTCTCACCACCGCTATCGCCAGGGTGGCGATGGCTCTCGTCGATGCGCTTGCCATTGGCCCAGACCTGCCCGGTAAACACGGTCTTACCGATCACATCCACATCGGCCTGCAGAATGACCTTGGCCGTGGTGACCTTGACCTCGGTGGCAGCCAGCACTTCCACCTTGCCGCCGTTGCGCAGCACCACCCGGGTGCCTTCATGGTTGAACAAAGCCACCTCGCCGGGCTGCAGATCGACCGGCCGATACCGGCGGTCGGTCTGCACCAGGGCCACGCCATGCGTGCGGTGCCCACCGAGGAATGCGATCAGCCCTTCCGCTCCCGGCAAGGCAACACCAGTGAGACCGTAGGGCTCGAAAAGCTCCACCCCTTCCTTGGCTTCACCCTCCAGCAGCACCACCTGCAGGCTCTGCAACTTGCCCTGCCGGGGCACCGCCGTGAGCACCGCGCGGGCCAGCAAGTTGCCCAGCCCGCGCGCCACACCTGCCAGCGCTTTTCTCATCACTTGAACTCCACCAGGGTTTCACCTTCGCCCACCGAGAAGCCTTTGCTGCCGGCCTTTTTCTTGCCCTGCGCCTTGGGCACCTCGGGCAGCAGCTCGAAGGCCGCCACCGGTGCCACCGTCAGCGTGGCCGTGGTGCCCGTCTCGCCCTGCAGGTACTCCACCTCGGCGATGAGCATCTCCATGTCGAAGCCGATGATCGGGTCACGCACCTGCACCCGCATGTTGGGCAGCCAGAGTTGGCCGCTACGCTGCCGCCAGCCCTGTACCACATAGGTGGTCTGGTAGCTCTTGCCTGCACGGCACGCGGCCTCCCAGCGCACGCGATCGCGGTAGGCGGCCAAGTCGCCCTGGCCGTCGGCGCGCAGGTCGAGGATGCGGCGCCGCCGGATGCCGGGATCGCCGACCGTGGCCACCTGGCCCGCCACCGCAACGCCGAAGTCATCGTCATTACCGGCGCGCTGCCCGCGGCAGCGGTACTCGGAATACCTCTCCTTGAAGTCCAGGCCAGCCGAAGCAGAGAGAACATTCCCCCCCACTTCCAGCGCCGTGTCCGCCTTGAGCAGGCCGGCCCGGGTCAGCACCTGGTTGCCGTCGGCATCGTCCGTGGCCAGCAGCGCCTTCTGCGTGAGCAGGCGATCGATGCTCTCGAACACCGACTCACCGGGATCTATCTGGTGCTCGAGCACCGTGCCGGTGGCCACCGCCGCCAGCACCTTGACGTTGTAAGGCTCGGCCAACGCCCGGGCGATCAGCTCGACGCTGACACCGCGCCACTGCCCGGGCGAATGCACCGCGGAACAGTCGACCAGGTCAGCCGTCTTGCTACGGCCATTGACCCCCACCGTCACCTGCTGGCCGTCGTAGCTGATCGGCGTGGCATCGATGTACCCAGTCAGCACCTTGTCGTTGCCGAGCCAGACCTCGCAGAGGTCACCCGGCGCCACGCGCCGGGCCACACTGCTGCCGGGCCAGCGGTCGGTCACTTCCAGCGAGAAGTCACGCGCCTGCCGTTCGATGCCGGCCGTCACGCGCACCTCTTTCCAGCCCTCGTGGCCGGCACCATTGACCCGCAGCTGCACTCGCTCTTTGGTCATGCCGAGAGCACCTTCAAAGGATCGGGTGGAACAAAGGACGGATGCCGCAGGCCGTTGCGGGCAACCAGCTCAGCGCTGCGGCTGGCATCGCCATACAGGTCATACGCCAGCACGGCGGCCGGCAGCGTGGCGCGCGGCGTATAGGTACGCAGCCGGGAAGCGGTGGCAGACTCGGCCAGCACATAGCGGCTGACGCCAGAGCGCAGATCCGCCAATGCCTCGAAGCTGGCCTGCGGCAAGCCGGGGCGCTCGACCTCGCGATCGATCACGGCGGTGAGCTGCCCGCGCCAGGCCTCCAGATCATCGAACACCGGCGACTCGACCGCGACGATCTGCTGCGCCGCATGGGCGATGCTCGCCGAGGTCACCAGATCGAGCAGGGCCTGGCTGTTGGCCACCGACTGCTGCCGACCCACGCCCGCAGCAGCGCTGGGTGTGACTGGGCGCGGCGTGGTGCTGTACAGCCGGGACGCCTGCAGACCGGAAAGCCCGGTACCGCCCTGGAACATGCCCAGCAGGGCAGAAGCAAGACCACCCGCATTGCCCAGTAGATCGCTCCACTGGGCCGTTTCCACTCGGCGGTAGATGGTTTGCGCGGAGCTGACGATGCGGCCGATATCGGTAACCGCCTCGGTACCGACCCACTCGGGCAAACCATCCACCTGGAACACATCCGTGAAGCGCGCCGCGGATACCTGCTGCAGGCGATCCGCGAGGGACAGCACCTGCAGCGATGGAACCTCCTGCGCACTGGGGTACTGATTCTCGCCGGCCTCGGTGAAGCTGAGGCTGATCTGGCAGAGCCCGCCATCCTCCATGGAGTGGCGCACCCGACACGCCGGGTTGGCGACTACCTGCAGACGCCCGTAGAAGGGGTGAACCAGCTCGCCGGGCCCTTCGGCGCGCAACGCCTTGAGCAGCTCGTCGAGCCGTGCCAGGTAATCCTTCCCGACCAGCCTGGCCTCGATATCGATGGACTCGGTACTGCGCCCCATATCCTCGACATAGCCCTGGTCGCGCTTGGGGTACTCGTGCAGCTGGTTGCGCCGACCGATGCCGGATACATCATCGGCCAAGTATTCAAACGCCACGCCCCGGAACGAGGCAGGCTGCAGTCTGTCGCGCCAGGTCATGGGGACTCCGGAAACAAGAAGCCACGCCGGAGCGGGGCTGGATCATGGCATCGCCAGAGAGCGATACCCCACATCGGCCTCCATGGCCACGCCGGGCTGGTTCGTCTTGCCTGCCTCGACCTTCACTCCGGGCGGAGTGTTCTCGAACTTCACCACCATCTGTCCGTTGAGGTTCTGCCGGTTGGCGCCGATCAGGGCGCCACGGGGCGCTGCCGCAGGCGCGCCTTCCTCACTGCCCGTTACCAGATTGATGCCATCCTTCATGAACCCGCCAATCTGGCCTGTGGCATTACCGAGAAAGTCGCCGATGCCGCCGAAGATTTGCGAAACCCCAGTGCCCAGCCACTCGAACAAGCCCATCAACCCCTTGAGCATGGTGGCGTACCAGTCATAGAGCCCCTGCCCGATGGCCTTGAAGCCGTCGAAAGCCCTGCCGAAGTCCCCGGTCAGAATCCCGGCGATGGCCTCATAGGCGCCGCTGAAGATGGTCTTGATGCTGCCCCATAGCTCTGCGAACCAGGGGCCGACAGTTTCCCAGTTGGCGTAAATGGCACCAGCCGCGAGCGCAATCGCAGCGATGGCCAAGCCGACCGGCCCAGCCGCAATGACCAGCCCCTTGAGGCCAGCCCCCATCAAGGCGAACAGCGGCGGCAGCGCTGTGCCAAGCGTCAACAACGCGCTGCCCAGCGTGAGGAACGAGGCCAGCACCTGGACGCCGAAGATCACGCCGATGGCGATGCCGATGGTTTTCAACCCGCCCAGCGCGCTGACCACATCCTTGACGCCACTGGCGAACCCCTTGATATCACTCCAGGCGCCGGCCCAGTCCACGTCCGTGAACCATGACTTCAGTTCCTTGAAGGCCGCCACCAGTTCGTTGGAGATGGTGGTGGCCAGAGCCTGCAGCGAACCATCCGCCTCCATGCGCTTCATGGTATCCAGCACGCCAACCAGCTGCCCCTTCATGAACTCGAAGATGCCGGCATCACCCACCATCTTCCAGAAGCGGGTGACGCCATCGAGCATGTTCGACCAGAGGCCGTCCCAGGTGGTGGCCAGCTTGGCCCCGGCGCCGGCATAGCGGCTGTTCCACAGGCCGGTGACCATGGCCTGAATCTGCGCCCGCGAATTCTTGTCCGCCGACGCGACCATCTTCTGGCCGTTCTCTTCCCAGCGATAGACGAGCTTGTCGCCCTCGGTGCGGAAGGTCATACCGAACTCTTTCATGCGCTCGGTTTCGCCGGTCATGGCATCGGCCAGCGCTTCCACCGCCTGCTCCAGCGGCTTGCCCATGGCTGCGGCCGCATCGCCAGCGGCCATCAACGCGCCGGACTGCGGGTCGATGCCGTATGCCTTGAGCTTGACGAACGCATCCGTGACCTGAGCCAGCTCATACGGCGTATCCGCCGCGAACTTCGACACCCAGTCCATGGAAGCCTTAGCCTTTGCCGCGCTGCCCTCGACCGTCTCCAGAATGGTCTGGAAACGCTCGAACTGGGCAGATGTGCCGATGATCTTGCTGCCGATGGCGCCCAGGCTACCGAGCCCAGCCGCCCCAAACAGGGCGCCCAACGGGGCGATGATGCCGGTAACATCAGAGGTGAGCTGCCGGCTGGAGTTGCCCAGGTTGGTGAAGGCTCGATTGAACGGCTTGAACGCCCGCTCGATCTTCTTCATGGGAGCGGTTACCCGGTCGATGACCGAGAGCACCGCCGTATAGGATGACTTAGCCATTCATGGCCTCCGCTTCTTCTGTTGCGATCCGCTGGGCCTGCCGGTACCAGAGCTGCAGCTCAGAGACAGGCAAGCCCAGCACGACCGCCGGCGAGGTATGAAAGAACCGAGCGACTTCGAAGCAAACCTCGATCAGCCGTTCACTTCCTCCTCCACCTCGCTCGGGAGCAAAAAAGGGAGCAGCTTGGCGAAGAAGGCCTTGCGATCCCCCGGCGCCATGCTTTCAGCCGCCGAGCGCGGCACCTTGGCCAGGCGCACCACGTAGTTGACGGTGACCTCCGGCAATTCGCGAAAGCCGCCACCGGCCATGTGGAAATAGGGCTCGCCGAGCTGCACCACCAGTTGCCCGGTGGGCTCGCTGAAGTGCAGCTCTTCGATGTCGCGCCCATGCGCATTGATGGGCTTTTTCAGCTTGATACTCAGATCCATTTGCCGTCCTTCCCTTCAAACTTGAGATTCATCTTGCCCTCAGCAGCATCCAGCTCCTTGGCACCCGCAACCCAGGCCTGTGAGAGCACGCCGGTCATGCCATTGGCCAGCTCGGCGGTGACGACCATGTCATCGGCCTCGCTGAGCTTGGTCATGGGGAAGCCCTTGGGCACGAACACTTCGATGTCGATGAAGGGAACCCGCGGCGTTTCCTTGTAGCCGGCCACGCCGGAGAGGCCGGAAAGCCCCTCCTTCTCGCTGAGATCCAAGGAGCAGGTGAGCTTGCCAGCCAGCTCCAGTTGGTCGCCGTCGACACTGATGAAGCAGGTGCCTGCGATTCGGTTTTTCATTGGGGGCTCCCGTTATCAGTAGTTGAGGCGGAACTGGTTGAGCACCGCGAAGATGCGCAGTTGGTTCACCAGGTCCGGCGGATACAGCACGTTGACGCGGTCCGGGTTGGTCTCGTCGATCTCGACGACCAGGTTGGCCGCGAACAGATCGGAACGCTCGGTGATGCCGAGCTTCTCCAGCGCCACGTAGTCGGCCACCAGTTGCGCCTTGATCATGCTCGGCGTGGCCACGCCCTCCGGCACGCGCTGGCCGTCCGAGCGCAAGGCATGCCGCCCGAAGCGGCTGGTCACTCCGGTGCGCAGGTAGCGCATCACGTACGCCAGCTGATGCATGTTCTCGCTGTTGAGGTAGCTGGTGTCGGGGCTGCCCCAGGCGTTCTTCTGGTAGGTGGTGATGGAGCGCTCAATGCGCACCACGCCGTCCTTGCCGTGGTAGTGGGTGGCAATACCGCTGGAGAGCAGGGTCTGCTTCTCGGTCAGGGTGTGCCGCTTGTTGTTCGGCGGCGCCAGGACATTGAGAACCTCGCCGGTCTGGGTCGGCCGCGCCACATGTGCAGACAGCAGCGCAGACTCGCGAGCAACTCGGGCAGCGATGTACTCGAAGTCGCAGGCGCCGATACTCGGCTCCAAGCCGAAGACGGTTGCGTGCTGGTCGTTGCGCGTCACCCCGAAGGCTTGCAAGCCACCGAGGCTGTCGCGCTTGGCGCTGTAGACGTGACCGTAGATCTGCCGCGCCCAGCTCCAGCGCCCTGCGATATCGTTCATCTCAGCCTTGAGCGCATCCAGGCTGGAGGCATCCGCGAAGGGCGTGCCGATGAAGTCGTATTCGTTGTCGCCCAGATTGGCGATCACCCCGGCCAGCTCCGGCGCACCGGCACCGGCGGTCGCCGTCACGACAGCACCGACTGTGATGCCAGCCGGCAGCTGCTCGCCGCCGATCACGCCGCGGCGGTTGAGGCTGATGGCAATGCCATTTCCGGCCTCGCCCTTGAACTTGGCGGTGATGGTCAGCACGCCAGCCGCTGCAGATGCAGTGACCGGCAGGCGGGTGTTGGCAGTGATCGCCGCAGCCATGGCCGTGGCCACCTGTGCGGCGGTATCGCCGGAAGCGATCGCCACCGGCAGACGGGTGAGCCCGATATAGATCGCCGCCACCTTGGCCTCGGCAGCCACCCCGGTGAAGGTGATGGTCTGCACCGCAGCCACACCTGCAGCCGGCTCCGCCAGCGGCGCACACCACAGCTCGGTGAACAGATTGCCAGCGCGGAACTGCTCGACCATGGCCGCCAGCATCGAGTCCTGGCCGAACATGGCGCGGGCCTGGTCGGCGCTCGAACAGAGCACCGGCACGTTCGCCTCGGCCGGGCCGTCGGACTTGAGACCGAGCAGCAGGGCACGCATGTCCGGGTTGAAGCTGTTGGCCTTGCTGTTGTCCAGCTCGACGTAGAAGAACGGGACGCGAAGCCCCGAGGGAATTTGGGAGAAGGTCATGCTGCTCATTTGGCGCTCGTCCTCGGCTTCTGCTGCTTGGGTTTAATTTCGGTCACGTCCCCGTCCTGCAGACGGCGGAACCAGTACTGGCTCGGCTCAACCAGGCACCCGTCTTCGGGCAAAGGCAGGCCGGTGGCCGGGTCGGTCACGACGCGGCCAGGTTGTGGCTTGAGGTGCATGGCTACTCCAAGGGGATATCCGCACCCGCCTCCGCACGACCATCGGGGCCGGCGGTACGCGGGTTGGGTTGAGCAGGGTCGTAGTTCTGGCCCGGCACGTTGTTCGGGTCGAACATGGGATCAATCACATCGGCGCGAACATGGATGCTGGCCAGATGCGGCAAGGCCTCTTTCATGCCGGGCTGGGCTGTGTCTTCAACACTGATCTCGGACTCGGCGGAGAACTCGAATTGGTAGTAAAGCCGAGCGGCATCCATCTGCAGACTCTGGCCACCCTCATAGACCAGCCCGTCGTACTCCGGACCGGGCGGCCAGAGCAGCAGCGCCCGCCACAACTCGGCGCGAATGCCATGTACCGTCGTGACAGCAGCCTGGCCACGCCGGTCTGCCGTATTGTCCAGCACCACCACCACGGCGATTCGGTCTGTTATAACCTGCCGGTACCGGTTCGCGCTTTCCTGATCACCCGCCTGGTCATTGGCCGGAATCACAAAGGCAGCAGGAACTGCCACTTTTGCGTTCGGAGAAAGCGCGGCGAATTCAGCAGCGCCGGCAACCCGGTTAGCGAAATTAGGACAAGCCTGCCTGAGCCGCACGATGACATTATCGATATTCATGACGGCGTCCCCGGCTTGATGGCGTTCTGCATGGCCTTGGCCAGCTCTCGGTTGAAGCGAGCTCGATGTCGCCGACCAGCAACAGTCGTTGCACTAAGGCGCCGCTGGATATGATCTCGCCCTGAAATCAGGAACTCGGGATAAAACCCTCCCTTTTTGAACGAGCCTCTACTTGGCCCGATCCAGGCTTTAAGTCCGTCCCGTTTTCCAATGCGCGCCAAGATACTCTCCGCCAAAAAACCAGTCCTGCGCGCAGGCAAAGCCCCTGGAAGAGACGCGTGGTAAACACCACCACCCGGCAGAAAGTACTGCCGGCCAGACCCCACACTGCCCGCCAGCAGCGACCTTGAGTCATCCTGTATTGCCTGAGCATGATCACGAACGATTCGACGGATTTTCTGAACGTCAAATCGCCAACCGATATAGCCCTTGACTGCAACCCTGAATAACGGCGTTCGATACATGCTCATCGCTGCAGTTCCTCGCAGTCCATAAGCGTCCAGCGCCCCCGTTCCTCCCAGTCGCTGACACGGCGTATGCGGAAGCGACGGGCGCCCTTGGTGATCTCGTGATCCGCTGTGATGCCTGGCCGATAGCGGATCACGATCCGATGGGTAATGGCGTCACCAACCTGGCGGCTACCAATCCAAGTTGCGCCACCAACCGGGAACAACCCAGCCCACACCGATGCCGACTGAACATGGGTCTGATCGAGGCCGGTGAAGGCATCGGGTACGTCCTGGCGCAGGGCAATGGCCACCCTGTGCCGGAGCTGGCCGGCGCGGTATCCAGATGCTGCAGCCATGTCAGAACCTCGGCGGGACGGTTATCTCGGCAAGTAGCGAGTCGGTGAAGCCGGAAGGCAGCTCAGCCAGGATGGTGCCGACCACCAGGGTCTCGCGGAACTCAAAGGCGGTGGCCGCATTCATCAGCAGCCACGAACGCACCCCCGGGTAGGCATCCGGGTCGAACCCCGCCTTGTAGCGAACACGAAGCACACCAGCAGGACGGCCTTGCGGAAAATGCAGGAAGCTCTCCCGCTGGCCACGCTGGAGGTACAGAGGGGCGCTCAGCAGCTCAGTACTGCCGTCTGCCAGCACGCGGTGGACTGATACCACCTCGCCAGCCTGGCCGACATCGAGCGCCGCGCCGGTTGCTCGCCCCTCAGCCCAGTCCTCTTCATACTCGGCCGCACGAATCGCGGCACCGGTGCGCTGTTCGGCCTGAGCCGTGACTCCCGGGATGATGATCTGCTCGATCAACTCCGGCTGCAGATCATCCGGCTCGACACGGCACTGGCGAGCCACATCAGCCAGGGTGATCACAGGATCACCGATGTACGCGATGCGTCTGGCCATAGTCAGGGCTTCTCGTCGGCGTCTTCGTTCTGCGTATCAGCAGCGCCGTCTGCAGCCTGCTGTGCAGCGGGTTGAGATTGTTGTTGGGCAGCCTGCTGGCGGGTGGCCGCCTTGCCCTTGCCGGCCAGTTCGGCCACACCGGCCTCGACCAGTTGCTCAGCCTTGTCGGCGGGGAAACCAGCCAGCTCAGACGGGCCGTAGCCGTTCCACGGCTTGGTGAATTTCACGATAGTGGGCTTGCTCATTTCATCACCTGCGATCAGGAGTCAGGGAATGCCCCGCCTTGCGGCGGGGCGTTCAATTACATGCCGGCGCCCCAGGTGACGGCGGTACCCACAGCGACAGACTCGACATGGCGCGGACCGAAGTCGTGCTTGCTGATCACGCGGATCAGGGTCTGGTCGCGCTGGAAAGCGCTGATCATGTCGCCGTTGCCGTCCTTGTAGGTGGCCTCGGTGCTGATGGCGATCGCCAGGGCCTCGTCCTCACCGATGTAGCAGTCGGCGAAGTTAACGAAGTAGATCTCGGATTCATTGCCACCGGCACCGAGGTTGGTCGGGATCTGCGTGGTGAGGGCGAACTTGTAGCCCTTGAGCAGGCCGGCATCGATCTCCGGGTAGGCCTTGTTGCCGTTGCCATCGCGCAGCGACTGCAGCCAGCGGATGGTGCGCGGGTGCATGATCCAGCCGCAGGCAGCCAGGTCGACGTTGGCCACTTCCAGGCGAAGCATCAGGCCACCCAGGAAGGTGTCGATATCGGCCAAGGTGACGCCAGCAGGCTGCGGCACGATGTTGCCGGCGGGCGCCCAGTAACGCAGGCCCTTGGGCAGCACGCCAACGCCGGAGCCGCGGATGAAATGCAGGTCCTCAGACAGCGCCATGCTGGTGGCCAGGTCGGAACTGACCTGCTGATCCACACGCGGGCTGACGCCGGCAACCGCCAGCAGATCGTTGGAGATCGGCACGATGGCCGCGGCCTTCTTGGCCGACAGCTTCAGGTCACCGAAGGTCATGCCGGTCAGGGAGATATCGGTCTCGGTACCGATATAGCTGACCGAGGTATTGCCGGTGATGCGCGGGATGGTCAGGTTGCCATTGTTCAGCGGCAGGCTGACGGCACCCATGCGGCGAACCACCGACTTCGGACGCAGCGATTCGATCACGCCGCCGCTGAAGTTGGTCGGTACCAGAACACCACCTGCGCCCGGAGTGACGGTCGACAGTGCCATCTGCACGTCGGAGTTGAAGCCCTGCTCCTTGGCCATCTCGGCGGCCTGGTGCTGGTTGCCGCCAGCTTGAACGATCAGGCGAACCATCTGCGCCATGGCCACCTTCGGGTCGGTGTCCTTGTGCAGCTGACTGACCACGGCGGGCGGACCCGCGATGCCTTGAGCGCCTTCGCTGACCGGTACGGCAGCGGCCGCACTGGCCCGCTCGGCAATTTCCGCACGGCTGATCTTGTCGGTCAGCGCATTGATCTGACTTTCCAGGCTGGTGAATTGGGACAGCTGTTCGGCAGTCAGGCTACCGCCATCGGCCTCGATCTTGGCCAGCGCCTGCAGCTGGTCATTGAGCTTGGCGCGTTCGCTACGCATTTGAAGTACAAGGGACATACGTGCCTCCTGGGCATGAAAAAGCCCGCACATGGCGGGCCTGGTTGACTGCCGCGAACGCGGTCAGAGTCGGGTCTGGATATTGAGCGCGGCGGCGCGCAAGCCGATGCGGCCCTGTTGGCGCATCGCCCGGCTGTTGGCCACTGCTCGGGAAATGTGGTCCACGGCATCCTGCGGGCTCTGCAGACGATCGGCCAATCCGGCCGCAATGCCTGCCTTTCCACGGTACAGGGCGGCCTCCGTCGCCATTACCTGCTCGGGCGTCAGGCCGCGATACTCGGCCACAGCGCTGACGAACAGCTGGTAGCTCTCCTGCACGATGTCCTGCAGAACCTTCAGCGACTGGTCGCTGATCGGCTCGTGCGGGCTGAGGTCGTTCTTGTGTGCCCCGGCGAAAACCGTGGTGACTTTCACGCCCATGTTCTCTTCCAGCTTGGAGCGATCCATGTGGCTGGCAATGACACCGATGGATCCGACACCACTGGTCTGGCTCACCACCAGCTCGGAGCAGGCCGAACCGATCAGATAGCCGCCGCTGTAGGCCATGAAGTTGACCAGACCCGTGATGGGCTTTTGCTGAGCCAGCGCGCGGATATCAGCGGCCAGCTCAAAGGCGCCGACGGCTGACCCTCCCGGGCTGTCGATGTCCAGCACGATGTGCTCGACCAGCGGGTCTGCTACTGCCGCTTTCAACTGCTGTCGCAGGCCCTCGTAGCTGGTCATGGTCTCGCAGGGATTCATGTGGCTACCGCGGCTCACCAGCACCCCGTGCACCGGCAGCACCTCCACGCCGGTCTGCGCGATGGCCGCCCGGCGCTGCTCCTCCATGCGCTCCATGCGGACGCTGGAGTAGTCGTCATCCTCCATGACTTGCGGCGTAGCGGGTGCCCCGATGTTGATGACGTTCAGATTCATCGTGCGGTTTGCCCACTGCACACCCAGGTCGAGCATGTCGGGCGTCACCAGCAACGGCTGGTTGAACAGCAGGCTGGAGGCTCGGAGGTATTTACTCATTGGCCAGGATCCTTTCGATCTCGCGCTGCTGCAGCTCGAGCTGCGCCCGCACGTTCGGGTTGTTCAGGTCAGGCATGCCCTTGCTGGCGTCCACCATGTTGAGCGGCTGCAGGTACACGTCACCACCGGGGACCGGCGGCATATTCTCCAGTCGGCGGATATCGTTGACCGATAGCCAACCCCACTGGCGCCCGATGGCATAAGCCTCGTAGCGGCTCTTCTGGTCGCCACGCAGCAGGCCGGACAGGTTGAACTCGATGAAGTACTCGCGGCGATCCTGCGGCAGCAGGAAGTCCCGCATCATGGCCTGTTCGTGCCGCTTGACCCACGGCAACAAGGCGAACACCACAAACTGAATCAGTAGCTGTTCGATGGTGTTGTAGTTGGCCTTCTCCAGGTCATTCACCATCGGCAACGGGATCTTGTACATCCTCGCCACATCGGTGCCAGTGAGCTTGAGAATGTTCACGATCTCGGCATCGACGTGGCTCATCGACACCGGCTTGAAGGCCATGCCCTCCTGCAGGAAGGCGACCTTCTTGGCGTTGTCCATGCCGCCGAACTTGCTACCCCACTGATCGAGGATGCGATCGATGGTCGCCTGGTCCTTGATGGCCGGCGCCTCGCGGGGGCGCTCGATTACACCCGACACGGCTACGCCATTGGCAAACGACTTGCCGGTGTACTGCCGCACGGCCTGAGCAAGCCCAACGGCTTCGGCGTGCAGCTCGATGGGTGACATTCCCACGTAGTGATTGAGACTGCCCCAACGCACGTGGTGCACCATGCGCATGGGTACCGGCTCATTGCTACCGATGCGGTAGTACGGCAACAAGTCGGCACCCTTGAGCACCTGCGTGGCATCGTTCATCAGCGGCCACAGAGCCTTGACGTTGCCGTCGTCGCGCCGATCGATCCAGCTGAAGCTGTTGCCTCGCAGGCCGCAAGCCATTTGCTTGCATTCCTGAAATTCGTAGGGCGTCTGGAATCCGTTGGGCTGGTAGCGCAGCACGTCATACAGCGGGTGGTTGATTGCTGCCTCCCGCTGCCCCTTATCCCTGCGGTGATACAGCTCCAGTGGGAGCTGCCCCATGCTCTCGGCCAGCAGAGTCACACAGTTCTGCAGGATAGGCACACCAAGCGCAGTTTCTGGCGTGACCTTGATGCCCGTGCTGTTGCGACCAGAGCCGATCAGGCCGCGCCAAAAGTTGCTGCTGCCGTCGCTGACACTGCCATGCCCACTGGAGAGCACGCTGGAAAAGAACATGCTCAGCCTCCTTTGGCCATAGCGGCGGCCGCAGCCGCCTTGTCAGCAAGGCGAGCCCAGGCCAGCAGCCCAACGCCCGCAACGATGAATGCAGCCGGCACATGCAACATGGCCACGCCCGCCACCAGCAGGCCGAAGCCAAACAGCCCGGCCAGCCAGGACAGGATGACCAACTTCATATTCCGACCCCTTCTTCCTCGTAGATTGATTTGCCGCTGCCGGCCGCGGTCGCGCCGCTGATGCCGGTAGCCATGATGGCGGCGACAATCCCGTCGATTCGCCCGATTGCCTTGGCCTTGTCTACCTTGCGGTTGCCTGCAGGGTCCGACACGGTGATGGCGTTACCGGCGTTCCAGGTGAGCACCGGGTTGCCGTCGTGACGCAGGGTTTCGATCTCCACCGGAGCACTATCCAGCAGCTCGTAATCCTCCGGCGCCAGATCGATCACCTCTGGCTCTGGCGCTATGCCAAGCAGGCGCCGCTCGAACTCGTCAACCGCCGGCCCCATGTCCTTGAAGCCCTGGCCGAACCCGACCAGCTCAGGCAGCTCGATGCTGTGCTCCGCCATCAGCTCGCGCAGGTCTTCGATACGCCAGCGGTCGTAGGCGATCTGCTGCACCTCGAAGTAGTGGCAGATGGTCTGCAAGCGCCGCAGCACATGCAGCTTGCCGATCGCCCGGCCGGGCGTTGTCTCCAGGTGCTTCTCTTTGATCCACAAGGCATAGGGCACCTTGTCCCGCTGCTCGCGCTTGTCCAGTTGGTGATCTGGAATCCAGAAGTACGGCAGCAGGCGCCAGTGCGGATCGGCCGCGGTCGGGTAGAACAGCAGCACGAAGGCGGTCAGGTCAGTCGTGCTGGACAGGTCGAGACCAGCAACGCAGGGACGATTGCGCAGCACTCGCATCGGCACGCGCTCCTCGGCCTGGCTCCAGACGTCCCAGCCAATCCACGGTGAGTCAGCCTGCGTCCACTCACAGAAGTTGAGGCGCCTTACCACGGCCTCCTTGGCTGGCAGGCCGCGCGCTTCCTGCACCTGCTCGCGCAAGTACTTACGCCCGGGGATGCCATCGGTCTGGCCCTCAGGGATGTAGTCCAGCGACGGGTTGACCTTCGGCCAGCAGGACTCATCGGTGAACGGGTCATCCCCTTCATCCAGCGAGCAGATGAAGGCGAAGAAGGTGTCGTTCTCCTCCTGCCCCGAGCAGATTCGCACGCCCAGGTCATGGTGCTGGCCACAGACCGTCTTCTTGTCCGAGCCGCTGTTGGTGATCATCACGATCATCGCGCGGCGCCGGAACTTGGTACCGGCGCGCATCATGTTCACTGCGCTGGCCGTCTTGTGCTCGTGCAGCTCGTCGATCAGAGCGATGTGCGGCCGCGGGCCTGACTGACCGTCGTCGGAACTGATCGCCCGGAAGAAGCTCTTGGTCGAGGGGTAGTACAGGTTCCATACCTTCTCGTCCCGCCCGGACTGCACCAGGCGACTGCACAGGGCCGGCGACATGGTGACCATGCTCACCGCATCGCGGAACAGGATCTGCGCCTGATCGCGCTTGGTCGCGGCAGCGTATATCTCGGCTCGCTGCTCCTTGTCGGATACCAGGCCATAGAGACCGATGCCGGCCACCAGCGGCGACTTGCCTGAGCCCTTGCCGGTTTCGATGTAGGCCATGCGGAACCGCCGGTAGCCATCGTCCGTGTACCAGCCGAAAAGGCTGCCCACCACGAACGCCTGCCACGGCGCCAACAGGAACGGCTGGCCCTCGTAGTCGCCACCATTGAGGCACAACACGTCCTCGAAGAAGCCGATGGCGCGGTCTGCAGCATCCTGCCTCCAGACCAGGCCACGCAGGGCGCCGGTCTCCAGGTCTCGCAGATGGCGCCGGCAGGCGTTGCGCACATGTGGCCCGGCGACGATCTTGCCGTCCAGCACATCCAGCGCGAACGCCTTGACCCGGCACTCAGTTGAAGTAGCGGTCTGCTGCGTCTCGTGCGTCATTGGGGAATAGCTCGCCTTGAGGCGCGGCGGCCTTCATGTTGCGCCGCGCGATCGGCGAGAAGCCGAACAGGGCTCCCGCCTGGTTGGCCCGGCGCTCGGCATCATTGGCCAGCTGCCGCCAGATGCTGATCTGCTTGGCGCCGCTGGCGTAGGTCTGCACATCACCGGCACCGTCAGCCTTGGCATTCTGCTCGGCGATCATGCGGCGGAAGCGAGTCCAGTCGGCAACCGCCTCGCAGTAGGTAGCCAGCGCCATCATGTCCAGGGTGCTGACCCAGCCCAGGCTGAGCAGGGCAGCCACTACCCGGTCCCACTCTTCAGCAGCAGCCGGGCTCAGGAAGTCAGGCTTAGGCGGCGCGGCGGT